ATCATATACTTTCACCACATCATCAACCGATGGTTGATTTTTATTCTCTTTTATAGGTTTCATCGAACCAGAGTTGATATTAATAGTTTTTACTATGTTTTCTAACATATGTTTTGATTCCAATAATACATTTATTGGTTGAACATTGGACTCTTTGATTTGGGTTTTTTCCCACATCAATTGATATTCCTCGCTCTTCGTCAAAAACTTACTCATATTAGAAACTAATGTTGTCGGACTGTTCAAATCCAGTATTTGCAAAATCTGCTTCCGAATCAAGTCTATGCCATACTTCAGAAACATAATCAGAAGCTTTTATAAGTTTTGCTTGCATCCAAGGTTCCATTTCTTTTTCTTGACAAATTCCAAGAATTCTTTTTGAATATTCGGCAAGTTTTTTGATATCAGAATATATAACTTCATTACACGCTTCATGTTCTTCGGTTTCAATATCCATTTCTGGTTCAAATGCCAGAACCTCAAGATCCTCTTCACCCATCATAGGGTCTTCAACTGTAGGATCATTCAATGATTCATCTCCATCCATTTCTAATTGGGTGTATGGATCAACATATCTCTCCCAAATTAAAGCATTTTCTCTATCGCGGAACTTCATAGTATTATTTATTAAAATGTTTAGGTTAAATTGAATTCAAGCTCTTTTTAAGATCCCCACCTTGGGTTTCAGAACTAATAAGAGATAATACTAATGGTATAACTTCTTCTCTAGCATTTTTGTAACGCTTCATTTGCATTACGTTTTGGAGATTTAAAAGTGTTCTAGCGTCTTCTGCTGATGGCTCGAATAATGCTGCATCAATAAGATCAGCAATATACTTATCTTCACCTTGAGACGTTAATGGTAATTCCTCTTCTCCAGCACCTCCAGCATTTGGATCAACAGCATCTTGTGGTTGTTCCATAGCATTAGGGTCTTGTTCCATAGATGGGTCTTCACCTTGCTCTCTAATAAGACGGTGATAACGATTGATTAGTTGTAAAGTTTTAGATTTCATTAGTATGTTCTGCCGATTGCTGATTTTTTAACCGCTTGTAATCCTTTTTGGATTCTTTCGGTTCCTTTTTTATATGCATCTACA